GTAGCGCGCGACGCCCCGGGCCGTCTCCGCGGGCCCGCCGGGCAGGGGGAAGGCGAGGTAGCGACCGCGCCGCGCGACGATGCGCCCGCCTTCCTCCTGGGTGCGCGCGTAGACGAGGGGCACGTCACCAGCGCCGGCCCGAAGGGTCATGCGCAGCCCGCCCTCGACCGGCTCGACGTACCCGATGATCGACCGGCGCAGGCGCCCCGAGCGGTTGCGGGCGATGTTGCGCTTGGCGTTGCCCTCGGCGCTGATCGCCGTCTGTGTCAACTCGCGACGGATCGCGCCCTGGGCCTTCGGGATGGCCGCGCGCAACTGGGCCTCGAACTGGCGCAGGTTCACGCGGACACGGTTCGGGCCAGAATGTGGCCCCCTACGGCAAGCCCTTGCCGAATCCAGTCAGGGACGGCGGCGGGCTCACCGAAAGAGTACGAGGCCCCGGAGACAGAGGCCGATTCCTGCCGGGTCGCCGTCCGCTGCTCGTACTGGTGCCGCACGAGGGCGACACAGAGCGAGGCCAGATCGTCGGGGGGATTGACGTGGCCCGCGGTGAAGGTGGCCCGGATGCACTGGCGCCCGCGCGACCACGCGCCGAGGGTGGCGGTCTTCGTCAGACGCGCGACCCACCCCTTGCCGGGGAGGTAGGTCAGCGCGTAGTCAGTCGACGCGACAAGGTCGACCGCCTCGAAGTCGCCGCCCGGGTCGTCATAGATGTTGCCCAGCGCCGTCACCGGCGACAGGGGGAGGGGCAGATCCCGACCGCCTGCGCAGTCGAGGATCATCGTGTACTCGGTCGACAGCATCGTAGGGGCCGCCGAGGCCGACGCCCGCAGGTAGCCGCAGAGGGCCGCGATCTGCGCCGAGGCGGCCCGGATCAGGGCCTCCACCGTCGCGTCGTCGGCCCCCGCGGACAGGTGCGGGGGGCGGGCCTGGGCGACCGAGCAAAGCATCAGGCGGCGGCCGCGTTGATGGCCTTGGCGTTGGCCAAGGCCTGCGCACGGTCAGCGTACTTGACGGCCCGCTCCTTCTCGCCGATCGTCCACAGGAAGATCGCGATCAGACCGGCCTCCTCGTCGAAGGCGCCGCCCTTGAGCGTCTCGTCGGCCTCGGCGCCCTTGCTCGCCAGCGCCTTGATCGCGGCCGGCGACAGGGTCGGGAGCGACTGGAGCGCGCGGCCACCGTCCACGGTCATCGACTGCGCGACCTGGGCCTGCGCCCGGGCAACCGCCTTGACCTCGCCGACCTTGACGGTGGGGCGGGGCTTGGGCTCGCCGCTGTGGACCTTCCACCACCCCGCCATCCCGTTGATGCAGGCGGCGGCGACGAAGTCTTCGACCTCGACCACCTTGCCGACCGGAAAGGGGCGGCCCTTGACGGTGATGGCGTCGCGGACGTGCGGGGGCGCGTCACGCGGCGGCGTGAACTCGATGCGGCAAAGGCTCAAGGCAGCACCTCGAACTCCGCGGTGACGGTGCCCTCAAAGGTGCCGCCGGAGCCCGCGTGGGCCAGGACGGCCGACAGCGGGGCAGCGCGGGTGACCTCGATCGCGGAGCCGACACCGGTGACGGTGAAGGCGCGCGTGGTGCCGGCGGTGAAGGCGGTGGCGGCGGAGGTCATCGAGGTGACCACCGAGGAGCCGCCGACCTGCACGTCGACGGTGCGGTAGTTGGTGCCGTCGGCGGCGAGGGTCGCCTGCGGCATCACCTGCACACCCAGGAGCTTCCACTTGCTGCCCGCGCCGCTGGAGGCGGAGGGGGCGGGGAAGTACTGGGTGTGCGCGGTGGTGCCGGTCTTGGCGAGCGTGACAGAGAGGCGGAAGGTTTCGGCCATGATGTCCTCAGATGTTGAAGAGGGCGACGGCGTCGGTCTGGGTGGACAGACCGTCGTGCACGAGGATGCCGGAGCGCTGGAAGCCGATGTAGCGGGCCCGGCGGTGGGCCTCGGTCACGTCCCAGTCATCGGCGCGGTTGGCCTCTTCGGCGTGATACCACCCGGCGGGGCGGACGTAGACAGCCGAGTTGCCCTTGTTCGAGCCGGTATACAGACCGGTGGTGGTGTCGAAGTCCTTGCCCATACACTCAGACAGCACGATCGGGGTGCCGGCGATGGTGGCGATCTGGCCGGCGTTGATCGTGGCCGCGTTGCCGGACTTGTCGACGGTCAGCAGGTTGGCCATCGGCAGGATCGAGGAGTACAGCGCGTTGAGGCCGGTGATCATCACGACGGAGCCGGGATCGGCGCCGGTGCCAGCCCCGAAGTAGGTCATGGCCGAGAAGTGGTCGGTCATGTCGAAGGTGCCACCCGCGGTCACCATGGCCGACTGATCGGCGGCGTGGGCGCGGAAGCCCAGGTAAGCCTTGATCAGCGCGGCGGACTCGGAGAGGGTGCCGGCGGTGAGAAGGCTGTTCATCGTCCAGGTCGAGAGGGTGTCCTGGTGCGTGCCGGCCGTGTCGCCGTGGAGCAGCGCGATCTCCAGGGTCAGCAGGTCGCCCTCATTGAGCCACTGGTTGATGAAGCCCACGGGGTCGGTGAGAACGAGGCCGCCCTCGGTAAGCCAGTTCACGTCGACAAGCGCCTGAATGGTGCGGTTGACGGTGCTGATCGTCTCGTCGCCGGTGGTGAAGTCGGACGACTGGATGCGGGCCGGATCGTTGCTGATCTTGCCGACGACCCGAGACAGGGCGCGACCGGTGACCTTCGGGGCCTTGAAGGAGGAGGCGGGCGCAGCGACGGAGCGGATCAGGCCGGGGACACGGCGGGTCAACTCGATCGGGCGCTGGATGGTCGACAGGGTGGGGGTCGCCAGAAGCTCCGAGCCGGCGCCGGTGGCACCGTTCACGGCGCGCTGAAAGGACTCGGCGCTGGCGAAGGTCTCGGCGGCCCAGCGGCCGATCCGGCCGGGCATGGAGCGGAAGGCGGTCACCACGCCGGCGCGGGCGCGGCGCAGGGCCTCAGTCGACCGGCCGGCGTTGAAGCGCGAGGCCAGGACGTAGGAGAGGGCGTAGGAGGCGAAGGCCCGGCGCAGGTCGTCATGCTCGGGGCCGCGGCTCACCGGATCGGTGAGGAGGCCGCGCACGGGCAGGTCGATCGTGTCGCCGCCGATGTGGGCGGTGGTGCTGAAGTTGCCGAGGTTGAGCTTGCCATCGGCCGAGAAGTAGCGATCGAGGTCCGACCGGTGGCCCTGGACGGCGCTGGCGCTGGCGTCGAGCTGGCGACCGCGGGCCAGGAGGGGCGCGATCTCGCGCTTCATGCCCTCGATGCCGTCGGCGCTGGCAGCGCCGGCGACGATCGCGGCGCGGTGGGCGTTGAGCAGCGCGGCCAGATCGCGCGCGTTGCTGATGTCGGCGGGGGTGACCTCCCGCTCCAGGGCGCCGTCGAGGGCGACTTCGTTGTGCTCGGCCATGGTCAACTCCGCAGGATGTGGTCGATGGAGAGGAGAGCGGGATCAAGCGCCACGGGGGGCGCGGTGGTCTGTGTCGCCAGTCGCGCCTCGATGGCAGCGACGCGGCGGGCAAGGTCGTTCATTCCCGGCTCGGTGGCCCGGATGGCCTGCGAGCCGAGGTAGGCGCGCACGGTCGGGTCTGCGCTGGCGAGGCGGTAGAGGCGGGCCAGTATGTCGGGGCCGGTCGGGACCGTGGCCCCAGAGGTGAGGGCGCCAGCCGAGCGGGCGGCGCTGTCGATGATCCGAGAGGTCACCACGGCGCGCGGGTCGGCGGGGGTTGACACCAGGGAGCACTCGATCAGCCGGTTGGGGCTCTTCGCGCTGCCCATCACAGAGCCCTCGCGGGCCTCGCCGCAGTCGCCATCCTCGGGCGCCCGGTAGAGCGGATCGCCGGGGTCCAACTCACCGCGGCGCACCATCTCCCCGGGCTGCCAGCCGACCGACACGGCGCGCAGGATGCCCTCGCGGATCATCTCGCGCAGCTCGATCGCGTGGCCGTTGGTGGCGCTCATGCGGGCGCGGCCCACCAGGGACCGGCCGCCGGGGAGGTCCCGCACGGCGAGGTCTTCCCACTGGCCACGCAACTGCCCCGGATCGTGCGACCACAGGACCGGGACACCCACGGAGGCGGCCCGATCGAGGTCCCAGTGCTGGCGGACCACATGACCGTCGGTGGCCTCGCCTTCGGTGCTCAGGATGAAGGCGGGCCGATCGTCGCGCATCTCCCCGGCGGTTACCGGGTCGAGCATGACCTCGCGGCCCATGCTATCGCGGTCGGTCAGGAGGCGCCCGACGAGGTGCCAGGGCGCCTGACCGTGGCGCAGCAGAAAATGGGTGGCGGCGCGGGTATCCATGTCGCTGGCATAGCACGCGACCGGCCGCCGCCCCGGATTGTGTCGCCTTGACGTTACACCGCGGGGCGGGGCCGCACGACAAGCGCGGTCGCACAGACGCAGTTGCAGTCTTCGCCCGGGTCACCGGAGAGCCCAGGCCCGCGCGTCTCAACCCCGAGCGGGGTGCGCCATGTCCCGCCGAGGGGCCGCGTCTCCCCGTCGAGGCGATCGTGTCGGCGGTCCCACATGGCGGCCATGGGGTCGGACAGCCAGCCTTGCTCGACCTCCACGCCCACCCGGGTCGCCTCAGCGCCGCGGGCCTGCACCCCAGCGGAGTCTGACCGGATCGTCTCGGTGCGGGCGATCCGCAGGGCGCGGAAGGCCTCGAAGGCTTGGTCTTGGCGCAGGGTTTCGGCGATGTCCACGACAGAGAGCCCGTCGCGGATGCCCGCCTCGACGTGTAGACGGACGCGCTCACGGCTGTAGTCAGCGACGGCCGCGGCCCCGGACTCAAGCTCTGCGAGGGTGGCCTCGGTGAAGGCGGGCAGCGGCACCTGGAGGTCATAGCCGGGCAGGGCGGTGGCGGCGGCCTCCTCCCAGGATGCGACCCAGGACGGGGACAGACCGTCGAGCCAGCGGGCGCGGGCGTCGGTGAGGGAGCCCAGCACCTCGGCCCAGTCGACCGCGCCATACGACACGAGGCGGGCAGCGATGCCACCCCCTGCGCGCTCACCCTGGACGGCGGCCGGAAGGGCAGCCAGGATGCGGCGCTGGTAGGCGGCCAGCTCTTCGGCCTGTGTCTTGCGCGCGGCGAGCTGGATGCGCCGCTGATGCGGGGCGCGGCGGGCATCGACGGCGGCCCAGGTTGCCCCGCGGGTAGAGGCGGCGGCGGCCTCGGTGGCGGCCATCTCCGCCTCGGCGGCGGCCACGCGATCGGCGTCCAGGGCTTCGCGCTGGCGATCCCACCACGCGGCATCATCGGGCCCCAGGATGCCCCACAGGGCGGTGGCGGCGGCCTCCTCCCAGGATGCGACCCAG